GCCCAATCAACGCAAACCCCTCGCTAGCCAGTTTCTGCACGAGGTCTGCGCGCTCTACGGTTCGCGCCTGCACCTCGACGTCGATTTCGGTGATGCGGTCGCGCCATTCACACGGACCAGCCCAGCCCTGGTCTAGTGCCGCATCAAGCAGGCACCCTTTAGAATGCTCACTAGAGCCTGGCATTGAGCAGTCGCGGCCTTCACATTTTCTAGGAGACGAATCTACCTGTTCGGCTGGCTTGTGCAGGCGGTAGGCCATGATGTCGGCGGATACGTCGTCTTTTTTCCAGAATTCAATGCCTGCGGACCAGCTGTAAGGATGCGCAGATCCATTCGATTCTAGAGCAGGAACGCCCTCGAGAATATCGCCATTGCGAAACCTGACATCAACCAGCACACCTTTATCCACTGGACACTTCCCGCCCCGATGCCGAATCCACTTTCCTTCCTGCTCGGCGGGCCTTTCCAATTTCTCCCGCTCGGCTTCCCAGTCGGCGCGGGTTACGATGGCGGTGGCGTGGTCGGAGGCAATTTCCTCCGGGCAAGGTTCTAGCCACCACATCGAATCACAAAGACTACCTCCGCAGGTTGACGCCCATTCGCCACTGAGGCATTCAATAAGTTCGTTTTTCCAGTAGTAACAATTTTTGTCATCGTTGTAATTGTCCTGAGTGATTGCGACGCAGCCGTCACCCGGCCACTCCACCAACTCCCGCGCTAAAATCTGTACTAGCTTCATTTCCAACCCTCCCGTTTAAGTAGCCCTCACGATAGCCGCGCCACATAGGGCCGTCAAGCATTTTGTTATACTTGCTCAATATTCCCCGAGGCCGCACAAATGCCTGACATGACACCAGCGCTTCAGCTTGCATTGAACTCTGCACTTAGCGAGCGCGCCACTATTCGCAGCCGGCAGTCGTTAATGACTGGCAGCATTGATAATAAGCGCCCGGATGCATGGTGCAGCTACGGCTATCCAAATAACCTGTGCTTTGCCGACTATTACAAGCTATGGGAGCGCGAAGGCGTTGCGCATGGCGCGGTCATGCGTCTGAATGAAAAGTGCTGGGAGACTGAGCCGGAAGTAATTGAAGGCGAGCCAGAAGACCGAGCAGCAGCGCCGACCAATTGGGAGAAGCAATTCAAGAAGCTAGCGAAACGCCTCAAGCTATGGGAAAAGTTCCGCGAGGCTGATATGCGGCGCTTGGTCGGCTATTACTCGGGCATTATCCTTCAAGTGGCCGATAACAAGGCGTGGGATCAGCCGATTGGCAAGGCTAGCGATAAGCAGCTGGTTAACCTGATTCCAGCCTGGGAAGGACAAATTTACGTCAACGAATGGATTGACGATCCGGCCAGCCCTTTGTTCGGTCAGCCAAAGTCGTTTACCTATGATGAAATCCGCGTAGACGATGGCTCAAATCAGACGCAGCAGAATGGTCGCTCACTGACTATTCACCCCGACCGCGTTGTCATCATTGGCGATATTCGGTCGGGCATTCCGTTCTTGCGTGCTGGATATAACGCATGCATCAACCTGGAAAAGATCGTTGGCGGCTCTGGCGAGTCTTTCCTTAAGAACTCAAGCCGGCAGCTTGGCATTAACTTTGATAAGGACGTTGACCTATCCAGCATTGCCCGCGCGCACGGTGTAGCTGTTGGCGAACTTCAAGAGATATTCGACGAAGTAACCAAGGGCATGAACGCCGGCATTGACCAGACCGTTATCACCCAAGGCGCCCAGGTAACTCCGCTAGTCGCTAACGTGCCAGACCCGGAGCCGCACTTCGGCGTAGCGCTGCAAACCTTTGCGGCTTCTGTTCGCATTCCGACCAAGATTCTGGTTGGCCATCTGACTGGAGAGCGGGCAAGCACTGAGGATAACAAGGACTTCAACAAGACAGGGCAAGGTCGCCGGGTCAATGTGCTGTCGTCTGACATTGAGCAACTGATCGCGCACCTAACCCGCCTTGGCATGTTGCTTGCCGTCGAGTCGTCTGTTATTTGGGATGACCTGACCGAGCCGTCGCTAGAGGAAAAGCTGGCGAACGTGCAAAAGATGGTTGACGCGAATCAGAAGATGCTGGCGACAGGTGAGCAGGTGTTTACAGTTGACGAGATGAGGGAGGTTGCGGGCTATGACGCCGTCGCGCCGATTGAGCCGCTGACGGAGGATATGCCCGACGAAGAGCCGCCAGAGGATGTTGTAGCGGAATAGAAAACGCCCCGGTTATGGGGCGTTTTGTTATGACCAATCAATCTTCTGAGACATCGGCGGAATAGTCTCAAGCGTTGACAGGTTAATCAGCGTGAAATAGCCGTCTTTCGTCCATCCGGCGGTGTCGATATGGTAGACGTTACCAAGCACTACAGGCGCACGTAGCGGAGTATGGCCGCAAATAACGGCGCGCACGCCTTCGACGCCTGACGTATCCGACATCTCAAACCGATTGCGCGACCACATGACGTAGTTGCGCCCGTTGCGATTTGAGAAATAAGATTCAAGACCAGCCCAGTTGCTGCCTGGAACATCAGCATGCACAATGCCGATAAGGCCGGAATCTGTCTCGACCTCGATAGCAAGCGGAATCTCGTTAAATACGATCTGCATGCACTGCTGCTCTACGGTAGGAATACCAACAAACCAAGAGCCGCCGTTATACATCCAGTTGCCGATGTCGCAGGTATCGAACCGACATACGTAATCGTCGTGATTGCCGCGCACCGGATGAAACCACGGCTTTGCCAGCCACTCTTCTGCCTTGTCGCTTTCCGGCCCTCGATCAACCAAATCACCAACGGAAAACAGCCGATCAACAGCAGGATCAAAGCCATCTGCATCTAGCGCAGCCTGCAACTTGGTAAAGTGTCCGTGAATATCGCCAACGCAGAAGTCGCGCCCGACTGTGTTTTTATCAAAATGCTTAATCATGTCGTTTCTCTCCTAGATAACGTACAATCTAACCATTCCCGCACGCACACGCAAGGTTTATTTTATGGCCAGCCCCATCCTCCCGCGCTCAATCGTAGACCCGACCGGCCAACAACGCCGAGTCGCAAACGCCTACAAAGACATCGCGTCACGCATGCGGCTCATTAAGCGCGGAATGTTACGCATCCTAGACCAGCAGCAATACAAGGTCGTGACGCTCAACGCCGTCAACGCCGAGCAACTGAAAACCTATGTCTTTGAGCTGGACGATTTCACGCTAGCGAACATTGACGCCGAGATTGCATTGCTTGTCGACTCACTAATCAGCGAAGGCACGCCGCAAACCAATTGGATGCTGTCGGCATACGTCACGCCGGCATATCAGAACGGTGTCGCGCTGGCGTATAGCAATATCTCTGTGCAGTCTGCCGAGTACCTGGCGACCAAGCCAACGCTTGAATCTGTGCTGCTGTCGCCCGCATACCGTCGCAGGCTTGGACTTACTCAGTCGCGCGTATTTAACGAGATGCTTGGTCTATCGGAAACGATGAAAGCCGATCTGGCAAACACGCTGACTCGCGGAATGGCGTTAGGCCAGAACCCGCGCAAGATTGCCAATGACATCGTTGCGCGCGTAGGCGTGAATGAGTCACGCGCTCAAAGGATTGCGCAAACTGAAATAGTCGGGGCTATGCGCACGGCTCGACGCGAAGAGGCGGCAGACGCTCAGGAGCGGCTTGGCATTCGCACCATGCTTATGCACCTGTCAGCGCTAAAGAGCACCAGCCGCGCGTCACACGTTGCCCGCCATGCCAAGCTGTACACGATTCAGGAAGTGGCTAACTGGTATGCGATTGTGCCGAATATGATTAACTGCTACTGCACCCAGGTCGAGGTGCTGGTAGACGAAGACGGAGCCCCGCTAACACCGTCGATTATTGATCGCGCCAAGGCAATGCGCAGATAAAGAAAAGCCCCGGATTAGCGGGGCTTTTTGTTATGGGTACTTGATGTAATCAACGCTTATGGTCTTTCTGTTGCGGTGCGCCTCTTTTTTATTGAATGCCTCTATGTAGTTATCAATTTCCTTCTTTGCCTTATCTAGCGTCTTTTCGCCGTGAATCAAATAAATAAACGGCGAAGTATGGGTAAATGGATTGTACGCGTCGAAGTCGTCAAAGTTATACCAGAAAAACCAGCCTTTATGCTGCGCTATGTATTGAGGCTCTGGCGACAGGCTTGTGACGACCTTCTTGATTCGCGTCTGTCTTGGCTTCATCACTCACCATCCTGTTTTGTTGGTTGTTTGCTGTGCATGTGATCTACCACCTTCGCGACAACTTCGCCATACCATGAGCCTACCGAGCATCCGACGACCGCGCACGCCTCTTTGATAGCCGCCTCCCGCTCATCCGCCGCGATTTGCTCGTGGGTGCGGATTGGGCGGAATGATCTTTCCCATCCCGTGTACAGCGAAGCCACCATTGCCCCAGGCCTGCTCTGACCCTCAATAACCTCAGCTACCATTAAGCAGTCATCGTTACCGTGCTTACCTACGGCCAGGACTACAACTTTTGTCCATGTTCCGCCTTTAAACTCCTTATCAATAGCCTCAAGAACCGTGCCAACCGGCGGCAGACCTTCGCCGGACCACGGGCGCTTGATTGCGCTGGTGGCGATAAGATCATCAGCATACTCATCTTCGCGCCAATCTGGCTCTCTGCGAGACACTCGCACCGCATGCCCTGGCTTTAGCCAGCACTCGAATACGCCATGAGTTGCGGCATGGTAATGCGTCGCATCTTCCGGCGCCTTACTCCAATCAATCTGCGCACTCATTCCACCACCTCCAACAACCCACTAATCTGCGCCCCGATCTCGTCGGCAGCCTTCTGAGCGGCGGCGTGTTTTTTCTGGAGCGACTGCACACGATAGGCGTCAAGGTCGAACTCTGGCACGTCGATTTCTACGACTTGCGAGCCGAGGCAGACTACATGATCGAAGTATTGCATGCCGGCAATGTTGGTTTCTGCCAGCCATACGCGGCCAGGTGAATTGCCTTCGGTGTCGATGTGGATGAATAGGGTTCGTTGTTGTTTCATGGTGCGTCCTCCTTACCGTGAATAGCGTTCGCGTAATTGATTTTCAAGGCATTGAACCTTGTCTTCGAGCTGCTTAATCCGATTGCTTTGGATTGTCTCACCCATCAAATCGCACAATGGCTTAAGCGTCAAGTTGTAGCTTGCCAGATTTATCAGGTGCTCGTGACCGTATCCGTCACTGATCCATACAAGATCATTGCCTTGCTCGGCCTTTTCGTATTGGCCGGCGATCATGTTGCGAATGCAGCCTTCGACGCGATAACTGATATTACTCTCGGTATCGCTGGCAACGTGCGGCAGGTAGTCGGTGTAAAGTTGGCCCATAACATTTCCAATGACTTCGCCGGCCTTCGATTTCAGCTCAGCCATTGCCTCGATCAGAATCTTTTCGCGGATTTCTTCGTTGTTCATGTGTCACCTCCCAGTAAGTCGCCAAACTCTAGCCGCTGGGTGCGTGGTTGGCAAGGGTTATTTTCGCCCAATAAAAAACCCGACGAAGCGGGCTGGTGTTAGCGGCGCATGCGGCGCGGGAGCAGTAGGGCGCCACCCTTCTGCTGCTTCATAATCGGCTCAAGCGCATAACGCAAGGCGTCGATGTAGTGGTTCCAGCTATCTACGATAACAGGCAGCACGTCGCCAGACAGGCGGTCAACCTTGTAGCTGTATTTGCGGAACTCTTCTACTACAGATGTGCATCGCGAATGAATCACGACCTCAGTAAACGACTTGATAAACTCAATCCCGTCCTCGACCGACCCCTTACCCTTTTCAGCGCCTTGCATTCGTGGCATGCCGTGGCGTTTCAGGTAGCTGATAGACTCAGGCCGCGCGCTGTCTGCCCTGATCGCGTGATCGTCAAAGCCTGGTATGCGGTCGATGACGAATCGCGCTGTATCGTCAAGCTCTAGCCCTGTGCGGCCTGCTTCGTATTCGATGTATAGCGCGCCATCATGCACCCATGCCTTGACTGCTGCTGTCGGGTCTTGCGCAAAGCCAAAGTCTAGGCCGCAATAAGGACCGTCCCAATCTGCGCCAGGTTCAAAGTCGGCCACGCGGAACTTGCCCGCGAATATCTGCGCATCAGTGCGCTGCAGGTAAGCGCCTTCCCAGATGTGCGCGTATGTGGCGTCGTCAAAAATAAGCCGCTGGTGTTGACGCTGCTCGTCCAGCACCATAGGAAACCACGGGTTATCCATGTAGTTCATTTGCACGACAGCGGATCGCGGCGGCGACTCACGCACGAATCGCTTATCCACCGGACTGCCATCGGTGCGCGGGTTCCAGATCACCCATATCTCTGACAACGGCGCTCGAATGGTTGGCTCTAGGTCAATCCAGCTCGCCTCTGGAATATCCTCGGCCTCTTCGACAATGCACAGGTCAATCTGCGCCAAGCCCTTAATGGCGCCGATGTTGTGGCGAAGGCCGCGAAAGATGAACTCGGTCCCGTTCTTGCCGCGTATATAGTCGACGCCAACCTCATAAGCGGCAGATAGCCATGGGGTCGCGTTAATGGCCGATTTTAGTTCAGCGTGGAATGACTCTTTAATCGAGACTTGAAGTTCGCGCGTGCAAAGGATTCGCAGCGGCTCGACTACGCCCCAGATAGCGGCCATTTTGGCAAAGGTGAAAGACTTGCCCGACCCTCGGCCACCATATGCCCCCCTGTAACGTAAATCGCCCCTCTTGGGGGCGAATACGGGAAGCAGCTTAGGCGGCAGTTCAATTCTTGCTATCGACATCCGGGGCCACCAATTGAATCATCGTCGGCATTGCCGACCCGTCCGACGTGTGGTTGATTTCCTGTTTTTCTCTGAGGTTCAAGTCGCGCGCAATCAACTGTACATTGAGCAAGTCAGCAGCCGCCAACTCAAACTTCTGCTGATAGATGATCGCATCGACCAGCGCGCAAACGTCTACGAACTCTTCGCGCTTGCGGTACTGCTCCCAGGCGTCACGCGAACACCCGAGAAAAATGCACATCGCGCCGATGGTCATTGCTCGCGGCTTTTCAATCTGCCCATCAACGATAGCGCCCTGAAACTGGAACACTTTATTTTCAAACAACGGATTAGCCGCGACCCACTCGAAATACTTGCAGCACGCCGCGTACATCTGTTCTGGCGTGCCGAATAGTGGCGGGCGGCCTAGTGTTGGTTTGAAATAGGTGGTCATTTGTCCGCCTGATTACCAAGGAAACGAAACGCCAGCTCGCGGAACTTAAGCACGCCGACGAAGCCGACATTGGAGCCGATGAACACGCCAGCGCTGGGCGGCAAACCAAGGTAGCCGGCGCCGGAATACAGACCTACCGCAATACACCCACACAGCGCGCCTTCAAGCCCAATACGCTGCCAGCTCGTCTCCGACTTGTCGTAAACGATCCGCAGTGTAGCGGTAATGATGGCTGCGATTAGAGCCTGGGCCTCTCCTGGCATTGCCATGATCATGTGCAGCCAGTTGTTCGGATTATCGGGCATTTTCATATCGCTTTTAGTCTGCGTGATTGACGGTTTCTGTGTTGGTCAATCATAACATGGGCCGTAAAGTGTCTTTGGTCCTGGGACTGTGGACGGCTTCTAGCATGAATTGCAGGCAAAGAAAAGCCCCAGTTAAGGGGCTTTTTCGCCGCACGATATAACAAAATTCGTTAGCGTATCATCTGGCCAGTCTGTCGCATCTAGCCATCCAGCATAAAGAGCCTGCTGATCTACTGGAACCATCCATCGCGCCCGACTTGCGTCTGGCGCAATAAAGAATCGCTTCCCTGAGTGCCCGACGTGCATCAGAGGAAGTCAACGACGTTTGACATGGTATCGCCTTTCTTCAGGGTCTGGAATTCAGAAGTGCAGATGTAGTAGCTACCCGCAGCAATAGAGGCGGCGAAGGTAGCTGCCGCCAAAAAAGAAGAGCTTGCGCGGGCGATTTCGTTAGTTTCTTTTGCTACTACGTAGATTGTTTCTTTGCGTGCCATTTCGTTTTGCTCCGGCTTATTCGCTTCGATGGATTGAATATAGGCCCTGAGTGGAATCATCGCAAGCATTATTTTTCACAGAGCAATAAAAAACCCCGAGCACCTGGGTTAGCGTGACGGGGGCCGTGTTGTAGGGCGCCACTTCCTTGTGGCTGGAGGTGATTGGTGCCGATTCAAGGAATCAAACCCTGTATCGTCCGCTTACAAGGCGGCTGCATCGTCAGCAATGCTTAATCGGCAAATTGGCTGGCTCGGCACGAATCGAACGTGCGCATGGGCAGATTAACAGTCTGCTGCATTACCTACTTTGCTACGAGCCATCGTTTAGTTGCAAGCTGTGCCGGCGAACCGCTGACAGATAACTGAATACCTGCGCATGTCCGTAAGTTGTTGACCGGTCTTTCGATAACAAGCGTCTCACTCAGTACGGCGAATCTGCGCAATATCCGCCTGAGTTCCTATGCGCTGCGACTTGTTATCTGGCTTGCTTGTGCAAAAGACTACCACATTCAGCGCAAACGTCAAGCGTTAAAGACAATCTCCACGCCGCTGACGTTGGCGGATGTGCTAGGCGACTGCGGTGCTGCGGTAAATACTAGCGTGCCCGCCGCGTCCATGGTGAACGGCACTTCAACGATCTGCACACCGGGGCCTGAAGCATTGACAACGCCAGAGTTTGCACCTGCCGTGATCTTTGTCAGGCGACCAGCCGCGTTACTACTTGCAGTTACCCGCAGAGTGCCTGTCCGATTTGCATAGGACGCTCCGAAAGCAGCCGTGAACGTGATGGTTCCAGATGCGAAGATGGTGCCGCCTTGCACCAAGTTGTGAGCTAGGTCTATATTCCATGCGCCGGGGTTGGGGCGCACGCCGCCAGATGCGCCGCCTGCACCAGTCCATCCGAAAGAAGCGCCAGGAATAAGCGCACCTTTGCGATCATAAACCGTAGCCAGTGACGCGCTAGCAGCCCCCGTGATCGAGTTAAACCCGCCAGTTGTCTGGTTTGTTGTCGGGAAGTAAAACAGGACGCGCTCACCAGCGGCCATTGCGGGTAGCTTAGACTTGCTGGCCAGTTGGGTGATGGTGTACTCCTGCGCCGGATTCGTTGCCATCCACGGGTGAACGCCATCCGGGTTCCACCAATTAACAACGTCTTTGTTGTCGTTGTACAACTTGCAGTAGTCAAACACAGCTAGAGGGGCTGAGTACCAGAACGGTGTGCGGGCGCTAACCGCTGGGCGGTAGAACTTCACAGCCCACTCTTCGTAGATCGCTTCAACGGTCTTGCGGCTGTTCGATGTAGCCAAGATTGGCGTAAACCCGAACGTCTGGATTTTCGTGATGATCGAATTTAAGCCAACAAGCATCGCATCACGGGTAGCCGGGGGCATGTTGTCGTAATCGGTTTGACCAATGTCATTGGCTCCGATATTTACCAGCACGGCTACGCGGGATGGATCAGCTGCGCTGATCGGGCCAAGCGAAGTCAAAAACGTATTTACGTTGGCGTCTAGGTTGGCGATGGTGTGCCCTTCCACAGCCTTGTTGATGATGGGTAGATCATACCCTGCCGCTGCGAAGACGTTACGCGACGGCTGCGCCTGATGCCCCAAGATCGGGTTTATCGAGAACGTCTGCCACGTTACTGACGATCCGAGCGTCACCAGATAATCGAACTCTGGCATGGCAGTGCCGCCACCAACCGCCTGCGACACAGCATAAGCAACAGGCCGCAGAACGGGCCGCACGACAGGCGAGATAAGAGGCATGCTTAAACCTCCAAGAACACGCCGAATGCAGTGCTAATCAATGGCCGTTTGACGCGGAATACACCAGGGCCAGCCAATTGGACGGATCGTTGCAGGCCATTAAGGATGCCAACAAACGCATCCTCACCCGGCGTGTCCTGCATGATCGAGAAATAACCATCCAAGCTCTGCGATGCTGCGGCGGTGAAAATACCAACCGTAGCGACTGCGCCCGCAGCAATGGTGATATCAGTAGAGGTTGCGGCGGCGGTGCCTGACGCAAGGATGGTCGATTGGGTCATTTTGTCACCGATGATTGAGTGCTTTTCGTGCGTCAATCATATCATGCCAGGTCATTGCCGTTGTGTTTAGCCATTGCCAAGCGCTTGACGTATTTTGCCGCGCATCGCCTACTCATTCACCACAGGCCAAAGACTACCGAATTCCGCGCAAACGTCAGGTTTTTAGCTGTACCAGCATTAAATTGCCGGAATTCCTCTGCTTTGTGCTGTTTTCGGTATTAAGTTGCCGGCAATAAAAAAGCCCGTCGCTAGGACGGGCAAGGATGGTGGCGCTGGAGGTGTTCGGTTATTGTAACGCAGCAGATAGCGGCGCGCAAGTTACCAGTCGGCACAGGATCAGTTCACGCGCCTCGGTTCGATCAATGAAATCATGCAAAGACTGGCGCGCAACCTTTACGATTTGATTTGTCATTACCTTGTTCTTTTCGCGCTTGTATCGGTAGAAGCCGATTTGAGAAAGTCGCGTTGCCGCAAGGTAGTCGATATGTTGCAGTTCTTGTGCGTTCATTTCTGCATATCCGTCTTTAGACTAAAAAGCTCTTCGCCTTCGCAGTTAATATGCAGCTCAAGACTGCCTGCGCCATCGTCAACCCATTCAATGCTGTCAGGCATAACCATAGCGGTTGACATATCTACTTCAAGGCCGTCACTTGCTGCCATGGCGCCGATAAGGTCGCGCATTCGGGCTGACTGCGTTAAAAGTGCGCCAAGCTCACGGCAGCAGTCTTCAATGCGATCTGCTGGCACCTTGTCGAAGATGTCTTTGATTGTTGATATGTTGTATTTGTTCATTTTGGCGGCTCCGGGAGTGGTTGCCAGTGGGTTACCTTGTCTCCGTCCGCCATTTCTAGAGGCGAGTACCATCCATCATAGTCTGAGTGCTCTTTTACGTCATGCCATCCTGTAAACGCCTTTTCCTCATCTTCGCAGTCGTTATACAACTGCATTGCGTTTAGGTACTGAGCCGCAAAACAATAGCTTTTGTCTAGCCGCTTGCGATAAACGCAAACAATAAACTCTTTATTTTCGCCTAGCTCTACTTCAGGCAACCGTTCATCAACACTAACCCACGCACTCATCGCCCTAACTCCCGCTTATTTGCCATCGCCTCAGCCCATTCCAGCTCATACAGATGAATAAGCTGCGCGTGGCGGATGATTGGCCCGTCAGTATAAACGTCATAGCTGCCGACCAGATAAAGGCCGTTTGGACCGATGATAGCCATCCCCGGCAGAATCTCGTCCGGGGCGCCTTCTTTCCATTGGATTATGGGTTGGATGCTCATTTGTTGCGCTCCAGTAGCATCAAGTCAGCAAGCATGTAGCATTCTTCCACAATATCAACAGCCTTTGTCCCTGATGTTGACCCGTCTGCGCACATACCGCCTAACGCCTTAGCCGCAAAGTAATCGCGCACTGAGATTCCGTCGCTTGCGTACTGGACGTAACGACCCTGTGACTCGCTGTAGTCTTCGCGTACCGGAAAAGCCGGCCCGCCGTTGTCTTTGTTTGTCATTCCACTTCCTCCAATTAAGAAGCCCCAGCTTAGCCGGGGCGGTTTTTGGTTGCAAGGGTTATTTGAGCATATCCGGGCTAATCGTAATACGCCCAACCTCGCCATAGTCCTTGTGGTATGTGATAACCGTCGAACTGCGCCCGCTCATCCACCCGCCACGACTTGCGTATGCGTCTGCCCCCGCTAGCGTCCTGTGCTGCTCTACGATCATCAGGTTGGTTTCCTTTAGGTCGCGGTGGTGCAGGTGGCCTGTGTGCGCGTATGAGTGGATAGTTCGCCCGAATACTTCGCGGAACTTGGCAACAAATACTGAGTCCAGGCCGACCATCTTGTGCTTGTGCCCATGATGCCAGAACAGGCTGGTCTGCCCGTGCTCATAGCAGTAGTACGGATCGGGGCGAGTCTCGACAGTTACGCGCGGCTCAAGCTCATAGCGAGCGGCGAACAGTTCGCGCAACCATACGGACGCTGCGAGGTCGTGATTGCCTTCTGCCATTAGCGCATAGACGGTCTGGTACTTCGACAGCAGCATGTCGATAACCTTGGCCAGCGTGCGAATAACTACGCGCACAAGCCTGGTAAACCGCGTATCTGCGTCAAGGTTGTGGCCGCTTGTTGGCGTGATGCTTTCCAGCCCATCGAAGTGCAAGAAGTCACCGAGCTGTGCAAGGACGCACGACTGCGCGCGTGGTGCCTGAGCGATGGCAGCGGCGAACCAATCAACAAGCATTTGCTCGGCAATGTCGGTGTCCCAATCGTCGCCAGTCTCAGGCTTCCATGCGAGCATGCCAAAGTGGTAGTCGGTGATTGTGTAGACGTTTAGCAGCGACTCGGCGCCCATAGGTGGGCGGATCATAAGGCTTGCTCGCGGAATATCCTCAGAAAGCGCCGCTACCGCCTCCACCATCATCTGATACTGGCGCTCTGTGTCGGCGCTGGATTTGACCCACTGCGCCGATAGTTCTCCGTCCTTGTTGTACAGGCTAGACACGCCCTTGACGCGAAACCCGTCAGGAACCGTGCGCGTCATGCCGTGCTTAGGCGAGAACCCTTTGAGCGCCAAGCGCTTGGCCCGCCTGTCCACGGTGCGACGATTCAGGCCGAACTTGATAGCGGCCTGAGAGTTGCTGCCGGTTTTCAAGAACTCGATCAGATCGTCGTCGGTGACTTTTTGGTCGGTCATTGGGTGGCGTCCTTTGATGGGCGTCCTTCTAGCACGGTAAAGAACCTATGCCAGTCTTCTGCTAGTTGATACATTCCATATTTATCATCTTGGGCCTGTGCGCTTTCTGATAGCGCTGAAACCCATACATATTCGCCGCCATTTGCGTTTTCTTTGATAAGCCACATCGCCCAATCCGGCGCATCATCCCAGCTAGGCCGATCCGCGTCGTAGTGCAGCCCATCATTACCGTTTTGGCCGATAGCGCGCATGCGTGGACTGTCGTCGTCAATGTCGGCGGCAGGCTCTAACGGCAGCGGTTTTCCGAAGGTGTCGTGCGGGTCGGCGAACGCAGCAGCCTTGATTGCCTCATCAGTCCAGCCGTCGCGCTCATGCGCAGCCTTCAACTCCAAATCAATCAGCAACTGAGCAAAGTGCTTGATCTTTTCTAGGTCTGCAATCCCGCCTTTATCACGCCACCGGCTTGCATACTTGATGATGCATCCCTCAATAAACGGGATGCCATTGGCGTGCATGTACTCGACCGGCTGGATTTTCAGCTTCTTGTAGTGGTCGCCGCCTACTTGTGTGTTTAGTGCGCTCATTCCTCATCCTCCAGTAAATCCAATTCAATGCCGGCTTCTTGCTCGGCCATCTGCTCAAGCCGTTCACTCTCTCTGCGCCCCAAAGTACCAGCGCGCAGCCGATGCTCACAGATTCGGGCGCGGATTGCAATAAGGGAATCCGTCCAGCCCTTTGCGTGCAGGGCTTCTATTAGTCGTTGGTGCATTCTGGCTGCTCCAGTAGTCGTTTGTCGGCTTGGTAGACCTGTTCTAGCTCGGCAGGGTCTAGCGTGATCTTGCCGGCGTTCTGCATTCCGCATTGCTCAATGACTAGATAGCAGCCTCCCGCGTCATCGTCAAGGCTAACACTGGTAACCGAGTCGCCAAAAATAGGCTGGTCGCCTTCGTTAAATACGTGGATTGTTTTTATTAGGCTTGGCATTTTTCGCGCTCCGATACGTGCAGCGGGTCGGCTTCGGGGTTGATGGGCATTAGATGGCGAGACAGCGCCTTATCTTTGAACGGGTCATTGCTTGGCCCTTCTACCAGCCAGGCGTCTCCAAGCCTGTGCCGAACAGACCGAACGAGCGTAACAGTGCTGCCGATGTATTCGCTATTCTTGTGTACCGAGCCTATCACCATCGCCAACCCACCCGGCACCAGATCACCGTTAGCCTTTTGCATCTTTCACCTCCTCGTATAAAGCACCCAATGCGCGCAGATCGCCAATGGTAACAAGGTGATCCTCTGGCGGCACATAGTCGGTGATGTCGCGCACGAATACAACTGTTTCGTCAGAGGATGTGCGCGGGTGCCAGGAGTTGCACTCGGCGGCGAACGGGGCAAGGATTGCGGGCAGTCGCTCAGCCAGCCACACACAGTCCGCATAGTAATACTCTCGTGCATTCGTCAACTCTTCCCGCGCAACCGTTAGATCACGGCCCGGATGCGCTGATTTATACGCTTCCACGGCCTCCGCTAGCCGCGCCCTAGATTCCTGAATGCTCATTTCACACTCCGCACATACACAAGATAAAAGTAAAGGATGGCGATCATTGCGCGGACTCCATGGCGGTGCCAAGGATGCCAATGGCAATCTTAAGGTTGCGAATAGGCACAGACCATTCGTCTAGGCCATAAAGACGGTCGCCGTTATGGCTGTATGCCTGTAGCTGGTCGGTCGTGTCGTCTACGCGCCAACGCACATCCTTTACGACTCGTCCAAGCTCTGCATTCTCTGCGCGCAGGCGGCGGAGTTCGGCGGTAAGAGCGGTGATGGTTGCGGGGTTGGCGCATGCCACAAACTGCATGTCGGCAGCGCCTCTATCAGCGTCGTTATTGTTTGGCTCGATGTCTCCTCCAGACTCAAATATATCCGCTCTTTTGAATGAGGTATCAACATAAAATTGCTGCATTTTTCCGTCATATGACCCGTAATCAACAGCCTTCCATGGCCCTGGAGTTGCTGCGCTCGCAAGATCTTCAAGCTCTGCCAACATCTCATCCGTCAAACTAATTACCGGCGCCTGGCTCATTTTGTTTCCTCCAAAACCATATTTAACCACTCGCCAACCCTAGGATGGCGCATAAGCCGCGACACAAGCGGCCTGTTTTGCATTGATACGCGATCACGGCAAAGATGTAAAGTCTTTTTAACTGCTGAGTCGCTGCCGTGAATCTGGCGTGCTATGGCGCAGAGCCAGACAAGCTCATTAAACGACACGAGTAACCGGGCCGGACCAGTTGAGAATCTGGCCATACTCGGAATGCGCAAAGCAGTAAGCGCCATCCATGCTGCGGAATGTCCACACAGTATCGCAGCCCTCGACTGTGAAGCGTTCGCCATGCTTAAGCTCCCATACCATTGGAGTGACGCGCTCGAAGCCCATGACGCGGAATAGGGTGTCTGCTGCTGGAATGGTCATTTCGAACTCCAGATAGCTGCTGCGGCGCTGATTACTGGCCGCCAGTACGAAGCACACAAATAATCAGTGCGCACTAAGCCTTTGCGTTTTAATCGCTGCAACGACTTGCTGATTATCTTTCTGTCCATTTCGCCAACAGCGTGGCGCATTGACCACGCCGAAGACCCGCCAACTGTTTGCAGGTACGCGAGCACCTTTGAATCAAGCAATTCACGGTCGCTAGCCGGCCCGCCGTTTTCTTTGCTCATTGCTGTTGCTCCTTCTTTGCAAGCTTTGCATAGAAGCTCTTGTTGAAATCACACATCGCCTCGTATGGCGAGTCTCCAAAGCCAGCAATTCCGTCTTGCAGATTGTCGCCGTACAAAGCGCACCACTTGTTGCCATCAAGGCTGATTGCCGGACGATACATGACGCTAGGCTCTGTCATGCAGTCTCTAACCTGAATGAACTGCTCTTGCGCCGCGTGGATGATTCCGTTTGCTGCCATTTCTGCGTATTCGTTTTCCATTTCCTGTACTCCTCAGTTCATTAACCGCCAATCGGCCCTTTCGTAAACGTACCCATACCCACCTCCAAAGAATTAACCAACACACCCATCATAGCCATTGCGCGGTGATGGTCAAGCGGTTTTTGGCAATGATGCCGATAAAAAATAGGTAGTGGCGCAATGCCATCAAATCAGTAACAGCAACCAAGGCAGCCAGCGGTAACCGGAACCCCTTATCATAGATAAGGGGGGTTCCTGGTTACCACTCATGGAAAATCCTAAAAAACGGTAACCGGCACGCTTTTTGCCCAGTTACCGTTTTCTACAAGCCTAGTGGCACTAGGCGTTGACGCGGTAACAAGAATTTCAAACGGTACGTTACCGTTGCTTAGCAAGCTAACTAACGGTAACCAGCGCGGTAACCGAGATTTTCCGACGAATGGTCGCAGCCCTAGTGCCGCGTGGCTTTGAAGCGGTAACCGAGATTTTACAAAAACAGGCCATTTTTTCAATAGACAGTTACCGCGTGACTGTATAGTTCTGATAGGCAAAATCTATCAATAGCACAAGAAAAAGCCCCCAATTAAGAGGGCTTGAATGGTTGGCTTTTCGGGCTACTCGTCATCGCTCCAGACGTTCGGCCTAGTGATCTTTCCGGCGGCGTCGATTGATACCCATCCCTCTTCTGCTAGCTGGCCGATACCGCGCGACCATTGCATTTTGGTAGTTCCGTGCGACTTCGGTGCGCCCATTGCGGCAAAGAAGGCGTCACGGGCCATCGTTTGGAAAACGTAGTCTTCGCCCGTGCGGATCATCTCGGCGGTGATCACGTTGTTGACGTTAACCATGTAGTCCGGCATCGCGTTACGGGCTTTCGGTGCGTCCGGTATATCGCCAAACTGCGACAGCTTGAGCGTTAGGCTTGCCATTGGCCGACCCTTTGCGTCGTTGCGGCCTATCTCGACAATCTCCAGCTTAAAGTCCATATCGTCAAACGGGTCCGAGTCTTTGGCCTTGGTGCAGGTTAGCTTGGTTACCTTTTTCCCTGAGCTGACTACCTTGAACTCGAAGTCACACGCCGCACGCAATGCAGACGATCCACGCGCACCCTTTTCAGCGTCTTTGCCGCTGTGGTGGATGACTAGGACGGTAGCGCCTGTTTCTGAGCGTATACGGTCGCACGCACGCACGAATGCGCCCATGTCGGATGCGCTGTTCTCTTCGCCTTCGAAAGATCGCGCCAGGGTGTCGATTACGATCAAACGAACGGGCGACGATATTTCATCGGCGGCCATTAGACATAGCTCGATTAGATGCTGGCATTCAATGACCGAGTTAATGGTTACTGCTGCGCCAAGGATTGCGAGATTAGTCAACGACTTGCCGTGTCGAATTTCCCATGCCTTTTTCCGCAAGTGTAGGCCGGTCGCGCCTTCTGCGCCGATGTAGATCACGTGACCCGGCGTGTCGGTGTCGTTGCCGTGCCATTTGGTAGCTGATGCCACGCACGCCGAAAGGTCCATCGCCACAAATGACTTATAGGAACCGGACGGGCCATAGATCACGCCAAACCCATCGACCGGCAACACTTGGTCGATTAGCCATTGCTGGCTTGCGATACGGTCTAAAGCTGCGTCCGAGTCGTAGCTAAGGTGACGTAGCAGCGGGTTAACTTCTACCGGCGCTTCAGGCTCTTCTGCGTCCAGTTCTTTTAGGCGCTTGTTAGCTTCGGACAATCGCTCTTGCGCTGAAGCTAGCTGGTCAATGTCCTGCTTTGAGAAATCCTCGCCCTTCATTGCCTCGGCTGCGGCGATGTCCATAATCAGCTTGGCATGGTCACGCGCGGCAGTTACCGAGCGAATCTCATATTCACGGCGGCGCTCTGGATTGAGCGAGTCCGCGAACAGGTCAGACATTCGCAAGTCAATCGCCTGCATTACCTCGTCGGTCGCGCAACCGGCAAAGCAGTGGACTAGGACTTTATTGTCTTTCTCTTCGACCGTTAAGCAGTCGTGTCCGCCGTGGGCTGGGCACGAGCACATATAGCCGGCGCCAGACTTCTTGACGTTAGCCAGTCGAGATAGGATCAGGTCGAGTGGGCCTCCGGGTAGGTTATGCTTCATCCTTGATTCCCCGGTCGTATGCCTCAAGGTCTTCAATCGCCCAGCGCTTCATTCCGACCCCTACCGCCTTTGGTTTTGGAAACGCACCAGCAGCAACCCACCGATAAAGCGTTCGCTCTGATATGTCGTATCGCCGCTGTACCTGCGCGGCTTTTAGTAGTTGTCCGCTCATTTTCACCTCTGCCAATCGTTGCCAAGGCGAAGACTATACGCTATTGTTTGCCAACACCACCAGAGGAGGAAACATGGAAATTAAGTTGCGGGATTATCAACAGGAAGCATTCGACAAGATCGTCGAGTATTTCCGATCAGCAAAAGGCCATGAAGCTGCGTTTGTAGACATGTCCGTAGGCTCAGGCAAGACGGCGCTTGCTGCATTCCTTGCGCGGCACGTGTCTAGTAAGGGCGGGCGCGTTCTGCTTATTGCGCGCCAAGGCGAGCTTGTCCAGCAGGATGGCGAGTTTGCCGAGTCTATCGGCGTCAAAGTCAGCTACTATAGCAACGCACTCGGCGCAAAACAGGTCACCCATAGCGTCATCATGGGCACCGAGGGCACTATGGTTCGCGCGCTTGATACGGTGTTTAAAGACTGGAAGCCCGACTTGATCCTGATTGACGAATGCCACCAAGCCGGCATGGATCGTGAAGAGTCTATGTACTTTCGGATCATGGCGCATTTTCGCAAGCTAAACCCGAAGGCGCGCGTATTGGGGCTGACCGGCTCGCCATTTTGGGGAACTGAAAGCATCATTGGCGACTTCTGGAAAAAGTGTCTCGCCAGCGTATCAACCGAGCTGTTGATTGACGAGGGATGGCTTGTGCAGCCTCACTTCGGATGGCCTGAGCACGAAGAGGATAGCTTTGACTTCGCCATGATGGAAAAGGAATATGGCGGGCTTGAGTTTTCAGACGAACAGATGGACAAGTTCCGGGCCGGCGATCCGACCAAGACAGAGCGAATCATGGCCGAGGTCGTGCATCGAACCGCTGACGATCTTGGAGTTTTGATCTTTGCGCAGACCAAGAAGCATTGCCAGGAAATTGTTGGCGCATTGCCTCCCGGTAGCTGGGCGATTATCACCGACGATACGCCAGACGGTGAGCGGTCAGAGTCGCTGCGAAAGGCTAAGTCAGGCGAACTGAAATACATGGTAAACGTTGGCGTGCTGACTACCGGCGTGGATGTGCCGTTCTGGCAGTCAATCGTCTATCTGCGCCCGGTTGGTTCGCTGGTGCTGCTGATTCAGTCAATCGGTCGTGTTCTGCGACTGCTTATCGAATCTGGCGTAGATATGGGCGCGCTGGATAAGGAAGGGCGGCAGGCAGAGATTTCCGCAAGCCGCAAGCCTTTCGCTCGGGTGTATGACTATGCCGGCGTAATGGATCGGCTCGGGCATCTGTACGAAAACCCGCTACTTGCTCAAGCGCAGCTTGAAAAGTCAAAGCGCGAAGGATCGACGCTTGAGTGCCCGAAATGCTTTGTAGAAAACTCAGACAAAGCCCGTCGATGCATTGGCGTCGACCACAAAGGCGTGCGCTGCGATCACTTCTGGTTGAAACAGGACTGCCGCAAGTGCGGCGCAGCCAATGACGTGACAGCGCGCGATTGCCGAGTGTGTGGCGAGCAACTTCTAGACCCTAACGAAAAGCTGCTGCATAAGGCGTATACCGATAGCGAGCTGGTGCCGGTTAGTCGCATGGAAATTGAGCCAACAAAGAACGGCGGCATCTTGGTTCGGTTCGTGCTGGATATTGAGCAGCCTGATCATGGGTGGCCGACCGAATATTACGCGCCAAACGGTAGCGAAACGGCGCGGCGTGTCTGGTACAACAGCTTTGTAAAAATCCACTGTAACGGGAGTAAGTTTCAGTCGCAGATGTACAACATGCGAACCGCGCCGGCCATTATGAAAATGAAGGCTGTATTTGATAAGCCTACGCATATTGCTTATCGCCTGAATTCAAAAGGTAAATTTTTTATCGGGCGGCGGCGGTTTAATAGTGGGCGGACTGTTGGCGAGAAGGGGAAAGAGGAATGAGTAACGAAAAGTGCAAAACCTGTGACGGAACTGGATATATAAGAACTCTTGGCGGGCATACTTCGCCAGAAGAAATTATCTCCGACTGCGAAGACTGCGAAGACCTTGGCGGATGCCGTGGACTGGGGCTTGATCATCGGTGGACTCAGAGCTGGTATAGCGAGCGGTTTTACTGCTCAAAATGTGGCGAGCCGAGGCCCGAGGAATGATCACCCGCCAACTACAGCCAGGCGGCTGGCACCTATACCGCCCAGCCGTCAACGTAAAAGCCTGCCGGCCCGAGTGGAATTGTCAGGTTGATTTTGTGGCATGGGTGCGCGAGTGGTATCCCGAGGATGCCGCCACAATGTTCCACCCAGTCAATGAGGGCGACATTCCTGTTCAGTATCGACAGGATCAGTTAAAGGCCGGTCTACTGCCTGGCGTGTCTGACGTAATCCTGATGCGCCACGGCTGGTGCTGGCCGTCTGCCGTGATCGAGATGAAGCGCGATTGGTGGAAGTCGAAGCCGTCGCCGCAGCAGCTCGCCTTTCTTGAGTCGTGCGCAACTGACGGTAAGTTCTGCGCTGTTGCGAATGGGGCGGATGCTGCGAAGGTGGCGTTTATGGAGTACAAAAAAGGCTTTCAACCCGCAGAAATCGGTGCTACTGTTGCTCTGCCGTTAATCATTGGAGGTGGCAGATGAGCATCACTCAAGATCGGATAATTGAGGCGCTGCGAAGAAAGGCTTTAAAGGCGAAGACTTGCCCGTTTTGCGGATTGGTTCCTGTGTTTGAGTTCAAGATCAGCAAAACGTCCAGCATTGGGCATTACGCGGTTCGTCGCGGATGCTGCAAGGCTACGTCATTAGGCCAAACTGAACTGTTTTTCCACAAGACAATCAGCCTGCCGACCTTTAAGGGTATGGCGTATCGACTGCTAGCGGATTGGAACCGCCGTAAGGAGTCCGAACAATGATCACCAAGCCCCTAGTAAACGTCAAAAGAAACTGCGCGGCGTTCTTCCATATTTCAGATGGCGAGAAAGTCCGTCTACTAGCAAAACGCTGGACAATGAACCAAGTCGAGCCGTATGCTTTCGCGCTTGACTATCCATCTGGCAGAGGGTTTAAGCATTTTTACCTGAAGGCCAGCACAGCAAAATCAATCAGATCAACAATGCGTCGCGCTTATCGTGATGCGGGCATGGAGAGTCCGGTATGACCGCCATTAAAGCACTGCAAGACCAAGAGATAGAAGCTGCGAAAGCCGCTGGCGAAGAGTTCTTTCTTGATATTCCAGATGATTGGTATGAGCCGCACGCGGTGTACGGTTGCGATAACGGCCACGCCTCAAAGCGGTATCTGAAATCAGAAAGCCGGGGATGCCTGTGCCTTGAGTGCCACCAGCCCGTGGCGATCATGCCGCACAAGTACGACACCGACGAAAAGCTGGCGGCAGCGCTTGCCGGTATACGCAGCCAGGAAAAGGAGCCACGCCCATGATAGACCAACAAGAAAACTGGATCGCCCAGCAAGAAGCCGCACCAGAGAAACCAGGGCGCCCATCATTCGCGCTAGGCATTCACGAAAATGTCAGCAATGAGGACTACCACCGCAGCGAACCAATCGGCAGCACCGGATTAAAGCGTATCCTGCAAAGCCCGGCGCATTTCCGATACCCGCGCAAGTACGACTCAACCCGAGCAAAGGAAACCGGCAGCGCTATCCACTGCGCGGTATTGGAGCCGGCGCGATTCGTGACGGACTACCGCATTGTTGAGTGTGACGCCCGTACCAGCGCAATCTATAAAGCTGCCTGCAAAGACATTCCGAAAGAGCGCGTATTCACATCGGCGGAACACGAAAACATCCAAGGCATGCAAAAAGGCGTCATGCGCAATCCTGGCTGTCGTGAACTGATTGAACTTCCTGGTCGATATGAGCTGTCGCTATTTACTAAGTGCCCGGTAACTGGCGTGCTGGTCAAGGTTCGCTATGACAAGCTGACCAATTCAGGCATTCCGGTAGACCTCAAGAAAACCCAGGTATCCGCCCGTGACGCATTCAGTCGCGCCGTGTACGCTTACGGCTACCATATCAGCGCCGCGCTATACATGGACGCATGGGAATGGCAGTTTGGCGAAAAACTGGACGTAATGCGCTGGATTGCAGTCGAGGAACAATCGCCGCACGCCGCCATGCGCTACATGCCGGACGCTGACGCGCTTATGATTGGTCGCGCTAAATATACCGAGGCGCTGCAAATTTACGCGAATTGTCTTGATCGTGACGAGTGGCCGGCTTATGATGAGCCGGAGGAAATAGGGCTTCCTGGATACGCCATAAGCCAATTTGAAGAAGAACTAGAGGTAAATTTTGATGAGTGAGCAATCACTAGCAAACACAATCGCGCCTAAGTCGGATCAAGCTAACGCAGATGACCTGATAGCAGCGCCGGTAACTGTCGAGATTCTGGCGGTTAAGCAGGGCGACAAAGAGGCGCCCGTATGGATTGTCACCAGCGGGTTTGACGGTCGCCCATGGAAGCCGTGCAAGTCAATGCGCCGCGTTCTTATCAGTGCGTGGGGCGAATATGGCTCACAGTGGGTTGGCAAGTCGGTTACGCTATTCTGTGACCCCGAAGTCGTCTATGGTGGCGTTAAGGTCGGCGGTATTCGTATCAGCCATATGAGCGATATTGACGCTGACTTGGCGCTGTCGTTGACTGCTACACGCGGCAAGCGTAAACCGTTCACCGTGCGCAAACTGGTCATCACTGGCAAGGCTCCACTGCCAGACCTGCCACCATACGACCCCGACAAATTCGCCACCAACCTGCCAGCCTGGCAGTCAGCAATCGAATCAGGCACGGCAACGGCTGCAAAGATCATCGCAAAACTTGAGACTGTCGGCACACTAACCGACGATCAAAAGAATCAGATTAACCAACGGAAAGAGGCTTAACAGATGGCACGCGGAGTCAACAAGGTAATCATCGTAGGAACGTGCGGACAAGACCCGGAACTTAAATACATGCCGAGCGGCGATGCAGTTTGCAATCTGTCGCTGGCAACAAGCGAACAATGGACGGACAAAAAGACTAATCAGAAGGTCGAAAAAACCGAGTGGCACCGGGTTGCGATGTTCGGCAAGGTTGCCGAGATTGCCGGCGAGTATCTACGCAAAGGCTCGCAGTGCTATATCGAAGGCAGATTGCAGACCCGCGAATGGGAAAAGGACGGCATCAAGCGCTACACCACGGAGATCGTGGTAGATATGCGCGGAACTATGCAGTTGCTTGGCGGCAAGTCTGACAACGCAGAGCCACGGCAGGCAGCGCCACGGCCGCAGCCTAGCCAGCAAAGTGCGCCGCCTGATGACTTTGATTCAAGTGATATTCCGTTCTAGAATGGTATTTCTCTAGAAATTCCGTTATACTGCCCTCTCACAAGAGGGCTTTTTTATGCAATGCAAAAAATGCAATGAAGAAAAGGAAGTTTCTTTTTTCTACGCGAGCGACCGCACATGCAAGGAGTGTAGAAAGGAGGCCGTAAGAAAGAACCGCGAAGAAAAGGCGGACTACTACAGGGCGTATGACAAAGAGCGATTTCAAAAAGACCCAAGAGTTAGGCAGAGGCATGCACGATACCAGCAAACAGAGGCCGGCAAAGACTCTGTTTCAAGGTCTCGCAAAAAATGGGAGGCATCAAATAAAGACGCGATGCGGGCGAGCCTAATTGAATACAGGGCTGAATACCCGAAAAAATATGCTGCTCATAGCGCTGTTCATTGCGCAAAAATTAAAGGCGTTCTTGTTCCTGGCCCGTGTGAAATATGCCTATCAACAGATAGCGTGCACGCGCACCATGACGACTACGACAGGCCTCTTGACGTTCGCTGGCTATGTCCGCAGCATCATCGAGACTGGCATAAAGAGCATGGCGAGGCGGCAAATCCAAAATGAGATCAGTAATCCAAGAAGTCGAAACCGAATACGGCGAACCGTTCTGGTCTGTCGTTGAAGGTTTCGCGCATGACGGTCACAGCGTCGAGGCGACCGCTCAGCTATTGGGCTATGCGTCCGGCACGCCATTCCGTAGACTGATAAAGCGGCACGGCATCACAATCGAGTTTGCCGACGCGCAATCGTCCGTGTTTCAGGTAGAGGCCAGAATCAACCGGCGCGGAAAATGCAGCCAGGCTCAGAAGGCTTCAACGGAGCGCGCCTCGGCTGCTAATCCGACGTACAAGCGCATTGTCTATGGTGGGGATACAGACACGCTAACAGGGCACGCAAGACGGCTAGGCGTATCAATCAGCACGGCGCGCAAACGGTATCTTGTTAACCCTGATCCGGCGTATGTATTTTCGACCGGCAGCCATGTTAGTGCGCCGAAAGGAAAAGGGTGGCAGGCCAGCGAATATAGGTTTAATCTGTGAAACGCTGCTGGCAGGTCAAGCTATACGGAATGCCTGATTTTTCCATGATTATCATGGAGGATGACGTTGATCCGATGGCGGTATGTGTTTCTATTTTTGGAATGGAGAGGGTGGAATGGGTGCGTTAACTTTTGAATACCTGGCAGATATGCCAGTTGCTGAGCGCGTAGAAGAGATAAACCGTCTGCGCGAATTGATCCACGAGCACAGCCCATTTAAGTCTGAACCGGTAGACTTTGTGCGCTGGGTTAAAAACGATGTCGTGCACGCCAACGATTACAACCCTAACAGCGTAGCGCCACCAGAGATGAAGCTGCTCGAGCATTCGATTATGAGCGACGGCTATACGCAGCCGATTGTGACATGGGAAAACGAAGGAATTGAAGTTATTGACGGCTTTCACCGTCACCGTGTCGGCAAAGAATCGCCAGCAATTACGTGTCGAGTGCATGGGTATCTGCCAATCGTTGCGCTGAAGTCAGAGCAGCAAGGGCGCAATGACCGCATGGCTGCAACTATTCGCCACAACAGAGCACGAGGCGCGCACAAAGTAGAAAGCATGTCTGAAATTGTAGTAGAACTTAAGCGGCGCTTTTGGAGCGATGAGCGCATATCTACAGAGCTTGGCATGGATGCTGACGAGGTGCTGCGCTTGCAGCAGGTAACCGGGCTTGCAGGCCTGTTTGGCGACGAAGACTTCAGCGAAGCGTGGGAAGCTGTTTCTTTTGACGATGACGACGCTCAGGAACTTATTGATGAATCGAAGGTTTAAACGCGTATACCGTCACTACCTCGAGTGCGAGGAATACGAAGGCATGATGTGGAAGGTGCTTCCTCCCGCATCGCGCGACGGAATGCCTGAAGCGTCAGCCACCTTGATGATCGACTACGAAGCGTTTCTTTCTGCGTGCCTTATCGTTCTGACAGAGTGGCCAAATAGCTGCGACGTAAACCTGAGCGCTTCAGTGATAAATCACCAGGCCTGGATTGGGCACGCCGCCTGCTACTTAAACCACGGATCAAGCGAAGACTTGACGCGCCTAGGTTGGCGGATGATGACAGCCGAGCAGCAGGAGTTGGCAAACCTTGCTGCCGACATTGCAATACTTGAATGGAGGGATCGCTTTGAACGTGAAAATCCTAAGCTTGTCTCGCGAAAATAAAGACTTCTATAGGATCATGGGGCCGTATTTTGGCTCAAGATCAATAGCAAAAGAGGTCGGCATTAACATTTATGACGATGAAAGCAAGGAATGGTTTATCGCGTCTAATGGCGTTGCTGTTCTTGGCATAGCGTCGCTGCGCGGGTCAGTTGTTTCTGATTGTTACGTCAAGACCGGATGCAGAAAGCGCGGCATATTTTCTGCGCTGCTTGCTAGGATTATTCTTGCTAAGCCTCACGGTTTAAAGGCAAACTGCACTGACGCAAGCCTTGGCGTATTTTTGGCGCATGGCTTTTCAATCGTAAGCAGAACAAAGAATTTTACAAGGGTGGATCTATCATGCCAAAAAGAGGATTAGGCCTTGACGTTTTTGAGGCTGCAAAGGAGCGAATAGCGTTTACATTTGATAATTTTGAGCGCGTCTATTTGTCATTCAGTGCCGGCAAAGACTCTACGGTAATGCTGCATATGGTAGCGAAGGAAGCTCGCAGCCGAGGCCGTCGAATTGGCGTTCTAATGATTGATTGGGAGTGCCAGATAGGCCTAACTATTGACTTTGCCAAGGCAATGTTTGCTGAGTGCGCCGACGTTATCGAGCCGTACTGGGTGGCGCTACCGATGAAAACATGGAACGCTTGCAGCCAGATTGAGCCGGAATGGACGGCATGGGACCCAGCAAAAACAGATTTGTGGGTTCGCCAGCCTGAGCAAATGAGCATTACAGACGAATCGTTTTTCCCGTTTTACTACACAGGTATGCCGTTTGAGGAGTTCACGCCGGCTTTTGCTCAGTGGTATGCGCAAGGCAAGTCATGCGCATGCTTTGTTGGCATTCGTGCAGATGAAAGTCTAAACCGTTTCCGCGCCATCGCGCGCGATGATAAGCCGACTTTCAAAGGAAAGCAGTGGACTACTCAGGTAGAGGGTATCGCCTGGAACATCTACCCAATCTATGACTGGAAAACAAAAGATATTTGGCGTTTTCACGGCAAGACCGGGCTTGAATACAATCGGCTTTATGATCGAATGCACCAGGCCGGCATGAAGATCAGCCAAATGCGCATCTGTGAGCCGTTCGGTGATGAGGCGCGCAAAGGCTTGTGGCTTTATCAGATCGTTGATCCTGCTATGTGGGCAAAGGTAGTGCTGCGGTGCGCCGGAGCAAATACTGGCAAGATGTACAGCCAAGAAAAAGGCGCTGTAATGGGCAACCACAGCATTGCGCTGCCTGAAGGCCATACATTTGAGAGCTTCGCAAAGCACATTTTGCGCACGATGCCAAAGCCAACCGCCGAGCACTATCGAAACAAGCTGTCAGTTTATTTGAAGTGGTGGAGCAAGCGCGGATACCCTGACGGCATACCTGATTCTGCCGATAAGTCGCTCGAAAGTCGCGGAAAGGTTCCGACGTGGCGCAAAGTTGTGAAAACGTTTCTCAAGAATGACTACTGGTGCAAAGGTCTTGGATTTAGCCCTACAAAGTCAGCAGCCTATCAGCGTTACTGCGAGCTAATGAAGCGGCGCAGGGAGGAATGGAAGATTGACCTGAGCTAACAAAAAGCCCTCTTACCGAGGGCTTTTTAGTATCGCCTGGCACGCTGCCAGCTTCGACTCTAGCCGCACGGCTCCTTGTCGCAATTGATAAACAAGCCGTCGATGATCGGCGTCAAGCTCTGCTCCGGCTCCAGAATCCACGCCGGAATTTCCGGCTGCGGACACTGCGGGGCACTTTGCTTTGACGAACACGCGGACAGGCTCAGGCACAGAAGCAAGGCCAGACTGCAATTTCTCATAGTGATATTGCTCAATTTTCGATACTTCCCTTTGTGCCTTTGCGGTTACAGTTTGCGCCTGTTCTGCCGCTTTCTGTCGCTCAAGGGCTACTGATTCGTTGATGTTGCTGATGGCCGCCGAGTGATAAAGCCACATAGCCCCAGCGCCAGCGAAGAAAGGCAGGATGTATTTAGCCCAGACGGGAACGGTAAACATCTAAAAGCCCCTGCATTGAATGCTCATGCTGCCCATATCCAGCGCCAGGCAGTGAGGCCCACCGGCTGCGACACTTGGTGATTGCTTGCTCAATTCGGCCTTCTTCAATATCTGCATACGCGCCACATTCTCGGATTAACTGCACAGCAATGGCGTCTTGCGATGCGGGCGAAAAGTCCGGCAGCTTGAGCTGTTTCTTGTAGGCGTCAAAGTACCGCGCCAGCACCTGATAACGACCGGCAGCGGTTGAGCTGATGCCTAGTGATCGCAGCTTGACCGACTTGCGCGGGTGGTCGCTGTAGTCGACGAATAGCGACCCGCCAACACATACGTCATAACCGTGATCGTTTGTCGGTTGCTTGCCGTTTTCGGTGCCTTCGCTGAATGCGAGCATGTCGAGAAAGGCGCGGATTTGTTTTGAGTATTTCATGGGCATAAGTATAACAAAACGCTTTACAAGCCTCGAAAACAAGGCGACACTAAGCGCACATAACCAAAACAGCACAAGGAATCACACAATGCCAGTCATGAATTACGCTGAAATCTGTAAAGAGGCTCATCATTTGTGCGCGCTGGCCGACGAGCCTACCGCAAGCGAAACGCGCGAGCTGGACTACAAACGCGCCTTTAACTTTGTATGGGCAAGCCACAAGATCGGCGCAATCACTGGCCAGCAGTACATGACGCTGCACCGTGATATCGCAGACAGCTACTACTCGATTGACGATGAAGACCGAAAAGACGCCTTTCTGAATGGGGTGGCGCAATGAATCCACAAGCCACTCGCTGCACCCAATCGCAGCTCGCATACCTATCCTACTGGACTTCGCGCGGCTACAAATTCGGCCGCAATGACGTAATACCAGAAAGCACAACGATCAAGCCGCAACAGTGGTTTATTCCGTCGAGTGTTGAGTTGGCATTTTCTGCCGCGTGCATTGCCGTTATTTTTGCGGCGCTTTATTTTAAAGGGTGGATGTGATGGATCGGCGTGACGAGTTGATTGAATGCCTAGAAGGCGAGATTGCTAAGCGGGATGCGGAGTTGGCCGCGTGCCGTGTAGCGGTTGAGAATTGCGAGCTGTTCCGGGCGCGGATTGGCGAGCTGGAGGGGTTGTTCTCAGAAGTCACCCCGGAAATGTCAGCCGCTGGGCATGCTTATTATCAGCAAGCAATTGCAGATCATGGCGATTTCACGCCAACCGGAATGTTTAAAGCAATGGTTAGCGCGATATGCGTCGGCAAGGAGCAGGCATGAACAATTTGGCAAAGCTGGTAATTATCGGCGCAGGCCCTGGGTTTACCAGAGAGATGGCGGCCCTGTTCCCAAGCCCTAAGCCAGAAAAGAAACTTACGACCGCTGATGCCGCCCGAATTGCAGCAGCACAGGCCAAGCGTGATCGCAAAGCTGCCCGGTATCGCATCGACGCCGCCCTGTCTGCCAGCCCCACTAAATGACCTTCGCCGACGCCGCCATAGCCTACGAACTGCTGCAATCCGGCCTTAGTCGCCGGTTTGTAGCGCCGTTCTTTGGTGTGTCGCATACGCATTTGGCGAACGTGATTAAATGCTGCCTTGAATCTGGCAAAGACGGCAGGTATATTGACGCCGTTCGCGGAAACCGTCCTGCGCACTACAAGAAAAAGACGCTCGCCAAGGTGCGCCTAATGCGTTTTGACGGTATCCCGTACAAAGAAATCGCCCGCAAGCTGCGGACTGATCCAGAGAAATTACAGCGCGCGTATATACACTATGATCGACAAACGACTAAATAACCCGACATTTCTAGCAGGCAAAACAGCCTATTGGCTTGAGGTTCCAAGTGACGCAATTGAACATTGTGCGCCAGACGTTGCAGCGGATTGGCTGGACGGATGGACAGAAGCAAGAACCGAGCATATGCACCTGCGCGCATCAGCGGCAGGGCACAGGCGGTGTTTTCTTCCAGTCGATAGGGCTGCTGTACTGTAACGAGTGTCGCGGGTGGCAGGTTATTAGGAAGCCTGTTATGTGAAAACGCCGGCTAGTTGGCCGGCGTTTTGTTGCTGTTATAGGTCGAAGCTTACACCGTCAAAGAACACACCCTGTACTGGTAGGGGGTCCGCGATAACTAGCGTCACATCGCCATTAGTTGCAATTGTCAAGCCGCGAGGGACGCCTTGATCATCAGCAACCACCACAAGCCGGTCCGCCCCAGATGGCCGGAAAGCAGCCGGCAGCGTTCCCAGTAACGCGACGCCGGAACCTGCTGCTTTTGACATAGAGCCTCGCATAAACACGCGCCCGGTCAAATCCTTACGCACTGCTGCCGAGCCTGCTGCCCATGTGCCGTTTGGAGCGGGTACGCCTTCAGCTAATGCAGCGGTCTGGGCTATCCCCGCCCATGCCGGAAACCGTGCGTCCAGTTCTACGCCAAGGGTTCGGCAGATGGTTTGCGCGGCGATGATGTGCCCCGCTTCATTCAAGTGCAGCGTGTCGGTGTAGAAGTCCGCCGTATTCAGCACGGTTTTATCCATGCGGATGCAGCTAATGCGCGGGTCTGCTGCGCAGTAGGCCACGATTGCATCGACGTACTGCTGGTATGTACCAAGCGGCAAAGCCTCAAGCGGCTGCGGCGGAACCCATACTGCGAAGTTGCAGAGTGAGTCACCGCCGAGCGCGGCCTTGTAGGCGACAATCAGGGCGTCCAGGGCGCTGATATATGCCGCTGGGGTCAGTTGCTTGCCGACCGTCGCAATCATGTTATTGGTGCCGAGTAGCACCATGATCAGCTTGCGAGCCGATGCACTGGACGAGTTAACAATCGCGGCCAGGTCAGTAACTACCGCTGGCGCGCTAAAGTCGGAGAACCCCTGGCTACCTTTCGGGGCCGCGTATACCAGTGGCGAAAGCGATCCGCCCTTGCGGATTGCCTGAACCCCTGTGATGACCTTGGTGCCCGTGGTCGATGTTACGGTCACTGTACTGGTCGGATAAATGTACCCACCGCCAGCCGCAAGGTTAAAACTCCCGGTTGTCCCGCCAGCTCCTACTGTATGCACGTTCGCGGTAACGCCATCGACAGTAGTGGTGAAGTCCCCCGAGCTAAGCGCGGGGTCATACCACAGCTGCAACTGGGCAATCTCACGACCTGTCAGTGTTAGGATTTCGCCAGGGTCAAGCTGGAAACGGTCGTCTAGCGCGGGCGACGGCCCCGGAACAAAGCTACCAGACCCAGAAAATCCACGAGCCGGGATAAGTTCTTGGGACAGAGCAAGCAAAGACTCGTACATATAACCACGGTCCATGCCAATGCCGTGGTCGTAGCTGTTCATAATGCTGCGAATTGTGCGACCCATAAGGCTGCCGCCAAAACCGTATGGCTGACCGTTACCTGCCGAGTTTGAGTCGCCAATACAGAGAACGGCAGTAGCCTGAGTTGATCCGACAAAGATAGACGAGTTGGTAAACATCGCTTCCTTGCCCTGCGCGGTTTCAAGCGAAGACACATCTGCTTCAAGCGCGTCGAGGGCGGTTTCTACCGTGCCAGCGCCACGACCAACACGCTCGGCGCCGTCTGAGGCCAGTAGGTCGGCGCGTAATATGGCGTCACCGACGCTGCGGAAATTGGCGATTTCTCCCGCCCCGGCACCCGTGGTCGTATAAGGTAACGTGATAGCTGGGCCGGGCGCGTAGAACTCAGCCCCGGTTCCAGGGTTGTAGCTAAAAACCTGATTGCGCGACGTGAACACCAGGCCGGCAGCATACGGACCAAGGTCAACATATTGCGAGGCATTGCGGATACCTTGCAACGATTGGCGAACAACTCCAAAGCGGTCGGCATATTCGTCAAGCGGTCCGTTATTAAAGTTGTCGGCGTTCTGCGCATTGTCGTACAAGTCACGAACATCTACGGAGCCAAGCGGGTTCCCGGTGTTGTATTGAGTCATTATAAAATTCCTTTGCTTAATATTCGGCATCCCTTTGACTTATTCTCATAAGCCCACAAAGGCTGCAAGTTAGTGTAATGGCATAGCGCTAATATTTCTTCCTCGCTAGATGCTGAGGAAAGAGGAATAATATGATCCATGCGCCAGCAACCCCTGTTCTCCCAGCTCATTCCTTCAGAAAACATTGATTCAATATGAGAAACAAGAAATCCAAAAGAGCATCCAATAATTTCCTCTGTGGTTTTTGATTTTGTAAATCCTTTGCTTGTTAGGAAATTACGTATCCTGCACCTAGCCCTTCCAGCCATTCCGAACAGCGGGTCTGATTTTCTCCTTTCTTTTGCGTAAAGCGATTGCCATTTTGGATTTTTTTCATGCCATCTTTTGCTTTTTTCGTATGCTTTCTCTGGGTTTTTTGCTGTCCAGCTTCTGTTTGACGCCCTTACTCTGTCTTGATTTTTAATCGCCCACTCAGCTTTTGCTATTTTTGCACAAATTTTGCACTTGCTTTGAGCGCCGCTTTTACTTGTTTTGCATTTATGAAAATCACACATCGGTAGGATTTTATTACACTTCCTGCAAAGCTTATGATTTTCGGTCATGCTTTACCGCTCCAATTAAATTACCGTTCATTTTATCACGGCGCAAAATTATCATCGTCGGCATAGACGCGAGCGTCATAGTTGATCGCCGAAACGCTGCATCCGTTACCGCTCGGGGTTATTTCGGTGATAAGCGCTGGATAGTTCCAACGAATAAGCGGGCCAAAGTAAATATGTGGCGGCTCTTCCTGCCATGTTGTGATCGGCGTAAAGTCAGGAGTTGTCGCAATGCTTAGGCGATAGTCATCAATGCGAGTCGCGGTAAACGGGCCATTGAGCGTGCCGTCTGGTCGACGCAAGCCGACAACATGCACGCCGCCAGCAGACCAGTCTAGCGGCTCACTAGATCGCAGGATCGCACCGCCACCAGCCGGCGCATATTCGACAAGGATTGCGCTCTGGCCATATCCGGGCACGTCATCCAGCAACGGAACATATGACAGGTATCCACTGTTTAGCGCGTCAAGTTCTGTGCCGAATTTATAAACCCACCGACGATACTTTTGCGCGCGACGTTTGCGCATGCCTATCCGCCATGCTCTGGTTTCATTGGTGACGCCAGTGATGCGGATTTTCTCGACACGCGCCCCTGCATCCCCTGGCAATCGACATTCGACCGTAGTCCATTGCTTGTTCACTTCATCAAAGTATTCAACGTCAACGCCGTCAAAGTCATCAACGTCTGCCGATGTGAACTGGCGCACCAGCGGGGACGACATATTCTGCGGGCTGTAACCCTGCTCAAACGTCGTACGCGGCTCGTCACGGACTGGTTTAATTAGCCCGCGATCAATGGTCATTTCAGCGAAGCCAGCAGCTAGCGCGTCGTTAATGGCGTCTTTAACGGTTGTCTTGTCGTTGATTGCATCGTCGTAATAGTCACCGCGCGCATCCCAAATATCGCCAAGGCGATGCAGTTCAACTAGATCAATATCGGCATCGGTATAGCCGACTGACTTAGCGATATACGCAACCCATGGCGCAATGCTGCGCGTTACAGTTGGCGCGCTCCAGCTTGTTCCGTTCCACAATGGCAGCTTGCGCTTCACCTTTACGCTGACGAGGCTTTCCGTCTGCGCCGAGATACGGTCGCCACCCTTTACGGTCAGCGTCATAGTCGTAAACAGCGGGTAAGATGACGGAGCTTGCAGCCGTGAGCGCAGGCCAAGCACTTGCGCCTTGTCGGATATTTCCCGGTTATTAGTCACGCCAATACGACGGAATCTAACCTCTGGCAGAATGTAGCTGCCAATGTCTGCATATTCCGTGTAGCCGATCTGGTCAAGCGTGGTGCCACTGTAGCTTTTGCTGATCGTGGTCCATGCGCCGGCTGTCGTGTAATCTCGGTATTGGACTTCGGTATTAACGGTTGCGGTGAATATCTCTCCTTTCGCGCCTTGCCAGATAAGGCCGCCAGGGAAAAATATGTCCCACTCGATACGGTTGGTAACTTCGCCTTCTGGACAAGCGTTAAACGGGCCAACCCAGTCGCCTTCTGCGCTACTGCCGTCCAGCACGATAGATGCGTTAGAGGTCGTCAGCACGCCGAAGCCTGGCCAAGTAACATCCGTTGCGCCGGTATCTGTCAGGCGGTCTACGCTGATCGTGCTGGAGCTTGCGGCGGTCAGGCGATAGCGCAGACCGCTGTAGCCGATACCCATCTGTTTCGATCCGACATCTAGAGTCGTAACTGGGTCGCCGTTGCGCCAGTTAAGCGTCATATCTGTTGCGGTCGCGGTATTGACGATGTACAGACCAGCGTTGTCGCCGGTAATCTCGATCAACGCGCCAGCAGTCAATCCTAGCTGCGCAATGTCGCCGCCGATAATGTCGCGCACGCCAACGCCACCATCGGTCACTGTGTACGGGTAATTGACGACGATACGCGCAATCATCCCGGCAGCCCATCCGGCCGGGAACGTACCGGCACCGCTCGGAATCGTTACCGAGAAACCGTTAAACGCAAAGCTGCTGGCAATGGCAGTCGGATCAACTGGCGAGGTTGCGGTTAGTGCCAGACCAGCAGTGCCAGACGAAGTATTCCCAACCTCTGCGCAGTCGTGCCACCATACGGCCTCGGGGCGCGCTGATACGTCAGCGCCGGGTGCGAATATGTTTAGCTCGGCATCGGCCCCAAGGCTAATGATTGGCGTATCACCAATCAGCGCGCCAGACAGCGGAATATCGTATTCGCCAACGCCAACGCAAAGCATAATTTCAACAACCTGCTCGCGCGGGCTTTTGAAGTATCGGTGCATTGGCAGCAGGTAATCTGGATAGATTGAGCGCTGGCCGGATATCTCACGCACAGGGCTGTTAAGTTTTGCGCTGTTTCCCTTGATTGCCGCGTTAGATAGCCGCTCGCCCGCCGCTAATCCGCTGTCGTTAATGCTCGGAATCTTCGGCATGAATAGGCCGGTTACGAACTTTAACGCGGCAACAGCCTGGACGGCTAGAAAGATAGTCTCCAGGCCCTTTGCCTGCGGGTAAATGCGAACAGTGTCTTCTTGGCGAAATACTGTCAGCGCCCACTCGCTAGGCGGCACAGCGCAACCGTTAATGGTCACGGTGATAGGCGGGGATTCGCGGCGCTCGTATTTATTAACCGTTGACTCTAGCCACTCCTCAACGGTTTGCGGCTTGAATGTCTCATGACTTTCTAGCGGCTCGCCTTCAAGTTGGCTCGGAAAAATTAGGACTGTCACGGTAATAGACCACCTTAAAGAATGGCGCCTCAAAGGCGGGTATGCGTTGCCATCTAACGCCTGACTTTGCGCTAGTATCAAGCACGGCCAATCGACCCTCCAATTCTACCACCACGCCAACATGCAGCATTAGGCGGCCAGTGAACACCATGGCAAGCGCGCCGACTTCGGGCTGGCACTCTTCCAGCTCTTTGGCTTGCTCTTTGTAGGCGTCCGTAAATGCGCGCGGCATGGTGTTTCGGATATGGCCCCATGATGCCAATAAGCGCTTGCCGTATATCTTGTGGCGCACTTCACGGGCGAGCGCCCAGCAGTCGTATGCACCGCCTTCGCCGCGTGCGCCGTCGATATATGGAGCGCCAATGTAGTCATTAACCCATGCGTCACTCATAGATAAGACAGGCCCGGCGCATTCTTAGTGGTATACAGCAACCGAGGCCATGCGGTGTTAATCAGATCAAAGAAGCCGGCGCTCAACTGCACAGATATATTCTCGATAGACCCATCCTGCACAGTCATGCGGTATGGCGCCTCTGCCGGCGCAGTTAGATCACTCAGCAGATAAGTGCGCAGTGTTGCCGATATGCGCGACTCTTCTACCATTGCCTCGTCAATCTTTGCCTGAGCCTCGCCGTTCACGTTGTCAATGGCGATGGTGATGTTCTGTGCGCCTCGACTGTCTTTCTTTGGCAATGCAACGTCGATAGCCGCAGCGATAAACGTCAGCGTGCGCAAGTCTTCGGTAATGCAGGTTCGATCCGTGAACCCGTTGCAAATCAATACCGGCGCAGTCCACGCGGGGCAAGTTAGCTCAAGCGTAAACAGCCGGATATCATCGCCGCCACTGGCGTAGAAGTTGTTTAGTACGGTCATGCTTCGGGCCACTCGCGGTTCATTGCTAAGTCAAATATATCCGACATCAGAATATAGTCCGGCAAAATCTCAGCCCATCCCGGTGCCAACAATGCGCGCTCGCGAAGTTCCGCTTTAACGCTGTAACCCCAATGACGAACACCGATACGCTTAGGGCCGGATAGCGCCGACATAAATCGCACTTCATGTTCAAATAACCCGAGCGGCGTGCGCAGTTTCATAGTGAACCATCCGGCTTTTGCAACTTGCGCAGCCCACGCCTCCAATAGTTGCGCCTGCTGGTCGTCAAGTATCCATCCTAGACTTGCGTATGACGGCACGCTATCAAACGTCTGCCGTTGACGCGCTCGCCCCGACTGCATTTGCGTGCGAATGATGTTGTTTTCAGGCTCAAAGGCGTAACCCTCTTTGAGCGGGTGCGGCAACCCTGATGGGTATGAAATTGTCACCGGCCCGGCCTCCGAGTACCTGTAATTTGATTGACGGCGCTTGCCGATTTACCGTTAGCCATCATATCACCCACCACAATATCAATAATCCGGCTGTCGTCTTGTGTGCGCTCGGTCTGTGTAACTTGCGCGCCGGTATTGTTGGTGATGTTGACTTGCACGTTAGCGCCGCCGCCACTTGTCGCGTCTTTATTACTGACAACTTCGCCGCGCTGGTTTGGCATCATGTATTGACGCCCGTTTGCCGCGTTGAATATCTCGGGGCTGCCGGTTTCGTTGACGCGGTACATTTGGTCGGATTGGACGGGGCCGCCTTGGGCCTTGCCGGAAAACGCCACGCTGCCGATATTGCCGACGATGCTGGCCGTAGCTGCTGCAACGCTTGCCATTGCCGCAAGGTTAAGCGGGAATGGGTTAGCCGCTGCCATGGCGATACCCTGCTGGATAGCAACCATAGACTGAGCGATTGCGAACGCCTTAGACGCGGCAAACATGACTTTGTAAAGCCCGGATTGCTCGCCGGCAAACGTAGCCGTAGCGGACGCCAGCGCATCAAAGGTCTGTTGCCCAGCCGCAAGCATGGTCTGATTCTTGGCTGCTTCGATCTGCTCAAGTCGTGAGGCGTGCTGCTCGGCCATCTGCTGCTCTAGCGCCTGATATCCGCCAGTGACTTCAAGCTGTAGCGCCTTAGCCTCATTCAGCCGGTCTAGCTGGGCTTGATAGCGCACCGCCTCGGCTTCTGCTTCTGCCTGATAGCGCGCTGTTTGATCGTCAAACATGCCGCCAGACAGCGGGTCGACTTGGCCGGTGATCTTTGTGGTGACTTCTTGCGTGGTGGAGCCGAACTCTTTTTTCTTCTGCTCCAGTTCGTTGACGCGCTGCAATTCAGCAGCCAGCGAACGAACAAGCGCAACCTGTTCCGGGCTGGCGTACTCGTTAAGCTGCAATTCAGCTTGGCGCATGGCAAGCTCTGTCGCGCTCAGGCCGGCTTGGTATAGCTGTTCGCGTAGGGCTGCGACTGCTTTAGCGTTTGCGTCGACAGCAGCCGTCTGCGCCTTTGTAGCCGCTATGGTTTCAGCGGATGCGCCGCCAGTTGCAGCAGGTGCTGCGCCGCCAACCTTAAACCCTGCCAGCCGATCACCGCCGCCAGACTTCGACTTATTCAGCTCGTCGTATGTCTTGCGAAGCTCAGTTGCCGCCGTGGTTTGCGCCTCAAACGAACCCAGTGCTGCGTCACGCTCAGCCAGGATCGAATCTAGGCTAGACGTGCGCGCGCCTTCTGCGACGGACAGCTCTTGCTCTAGGCGTGCGCCAACACCTTCAAATGTGTCATCGGTGAATATCGCGTTAATGCCATCATTGAATGCGCGCGAATATGCCGTGACCTTATCAAAGCCAGCCAGCACTTCGACGGTCATAATTTGGATTAGAGCGCGCACGTTTTCGGGGAAATTCTTAAACGTGGCAATCATGTTGTTGACGTTGTTTTCTAGCAGGGCGTCCCACTTGCCGGTATCGCTACCGATAAGCCCTGTCAGAATCTCAAAGGTCTGATCTATGTCGCGCCCGAACCCGTCAAACTTGCCAATGATTGCGTCGATGTTTGCGCTAAGCTCGCCAGACGCAAGCTGATCGTTTAGCTCTTGAAGTGCATCGGTCGCCATGCGTACAGACGACTCGATCAAGTCGCCAGCGCCAGACGCAGCAATCAGGCGGAACGTGTTATCCCATGTGTCCGCAAGGTTAGAGATTGCGCCGTCTAGCGTGGCCATACGCGCAGCCATAGCGCCAGCGAATTGGTTTTCACCAAGGCCAATCAGATACTGTTCAATCTCGGCTGCATTGTTTCCGATGTTGGTTGTTACGCCTTGGAATGTTAGCGATACCTTGTCGCCTTCTTGTTTGGCTTTAATGCCGAACTCTTTCAGGCGCTCAAACTCTCCGGTTGTCGCGTCCGCAACAGCCTCGACCATCTGCGAAAGGTCTTTACCAAGCGCGGATGCCGTGTTGCCGTAGCTGGTCAGAGCTTGTTCAGACGGGGTTAGGCCAAGGTTAACAAGCTGGGTGAATGCTTTAGTCGCCTGGTTAAGGTCGTATGGCGTTTTAGATGCGAACTGTTGCAGCGCATCAAATGCGATGGCGGCATTTTCAGCGCTGCCGGTTGCGGTAATCAGGCCAGCATTCAGCACATCGAATTGCCGCTGTACGTCCACCAGCTTACGCATGGCCCCGATTGCAGCAGCAACGCTTAGCAGTGGCGCCAGGACGCCTTTAACCGAGCTTGCAAAGCTGCCAAGGCTGCTGTTCGCCTGCTTAATCGAGCCTTGCAGCGACTTAGCGCCGCCGTCCGCTTTCTTGAAGCCGCCTTCTAGCTTGTCAAGCTCTTTGTTGACGGACTTGGTGCCGCTAACTGTTTTTGCGGTGTCTACGTCAACCGTGTAAACAATCCCGCCTACATTCTCAGCCATCACGCCACCTTCCTATCACGCAATTTGTTTACACTTTCAAGCCACGCCATATCGCGCTCGCGGTTTTCTAGCAGGTCGTCGACGTTGTTCTCCGGTTTCCCAAACTTGGATTGCATGGCCGCGATAAATTCAGTCATCGTTAGCGACCAGGCGGCGTCTGCATCCATGCCCAAATGAGCCATAGCAGTTGCTGCGAACTCTTTAGCGTCAAATGTCGCGGCGTAGTCGTCGGCCTTCGGCTTGCCTTTTGGTTTTGCGTTGCCGGTGATGCCGTGCTTCATTAGTGATCGGGCCAGGTGGGGCATATCCTCGACCGGGATAGCGCCAGGCACCCATGAGCCATACTTGCTGCCAACATGGCCTACCAATGGCGTTACGTCATCCGCGCAACAAGCCGCCAGCACGTCAATGGACGCGGCAATAATCGAGCGCTCCCACTTGCGGAAAGACTCAGCAGGATAGAACGGGTTAATGGCTGGAGACGAATGCAGCAAGCCGAACAGTTCGACAATTTCTGACGGGCTGCCGAGGCTTGCCATTGCTGACAAGGACGGACGGAAAAGGAAATCTTGAGTGGCCGTGCTTATGGCTAGCTCGCCGGCTGATAGTCGTGGGGTCATGGGGATCGCCTGGAAAACAGATGGCCCATTTTAGCACGCGACTTGTTTTGATTGATTGGCGCTGATATACTTTGCGGGCGGCTAGGCTGATCCCCGAATGCGAGCTTGTCCCTCGTTGCCGCTTTCCTTTCGACAGCCACTGACAGGTGAGCGCCAATGAAAGTTTGCAATAAGTGCAAGATTGAAAAGAGTTACGACGAATTTTCGAAATCAAAGCTATCAAAAGGTGGAATAAGGGCTACTTGTAAAAAGTGCTGCGCGGAATATAGCGCGGAATATAGAAAGCTTAACCCTGAAAGCTGCTTAGCCCAAAGTATCGAATGGAGAAAAAATAATCCAGGAGTATCCGCAAAAATAAGCAAAAGATGGCGCGACAACAACCCCGGGGCGCAAAAAGAATCTACAAGATGCTATCTGCTAAGAAACAAAGAAAAGGCAGCGGATACAAAAAAGGCATGGAAGCAAAGAAATAAAGAAGCATGCCGATCCCACCAGCAAAGAAGGCGCGCAGCTAAAATAAAGTCAGAAGGGAGTCATACAGCTAAAGATGTGGCTTTGATCTTAATCAATCAACAAAATAGATGCGCAAATTGCTCAGAGCGCCTGGCTGATGATGGGCCTGAAAAATATCATGTTGACCATATATTCCCATTAAGCAAAGGCGGCCGAGACGACCCCGGAAATTTGCAATGCCTGTGCCCAAAATGCAATAAGAGAAAGCACGCAAAAGACCCGATTGATTGGGCAAAAGAAAATGGCAGATTGATATAAGAAAGCCCGGCACATGGCCGGGCTTTTTGTATTCGCCCTAGTATCAGAGCGTTACGGTTACAACGCATGTATCAGACTTGGTGACGTCAGATACCGATGTAGCGGTGATGGTCACTGTGCCAGCCGCTACGCCAGTAACACGGCCGCTTGAGTTAACTGTTGCGGTTGCAGGTGTTGCGCTTGACCATGTTACCGCCTGCACGGCGTTGATAGGCTGAACGGTCGCATCCAGGTTGGTTACATTACCAACAGCTACGGTAGCAGTAGCAGGAACCACGGTTACAGACGTAACCGGAACCGGAGTAAGGGTTACGATTACACTATCTCCGCTAGGGCGCGCAGTTGCAGACGCTGCAATGCTGTACGTCATAACATCATCATAGGGTGCCTCAGAGCTGTATTCTGTTAGAACGCAAAACGCTACAGTAGTCTGAATAGGCCCGGTAAGGCGAAACCACACGTACGGCTGCGGATCAGTAATGTAGTGATTGAACAATACGTACTGGTTAGTGGTTGTGCCGTCATCGGCTTTGGTAACGCCGTCCGCCGACAGTTCAAATGTCTTGAACGTGGTAAGCGTATCGCGGAAAGAGCCAGACGAATCGTCGGCAGTAGCGTCTACGGTGTCCGAGCTAATGCTCTGAGACTTGTTCCGGCAAGCACCAAGAGGCAGCCAAGACAAGGTGTTTGGGTCGACATCGCCGCAGGCCAAGGCGAACTCAAGGAGTACCTCTTTGCCAACAAACTTTGTTCCTGCGCAGTTAAGGGCCATTCGTGGCGCCTCCTAGTTAAGTGATAAGTTCAAACGTCATGCGATAAGTTGGCCTGTCTGATTCCGTAAACTTCGGCCCCGATATGCCGCCACGGGGATTGATAAACGCAATACAGCCAGTTGTGCTATTCGCTAAAGCAGCTTCGATTATATCATGGGCGAATTGCTCGACCGCTGGCGTGTCTCCAAGCGCTCGGCCATTACTGCGCCCGGTCACGATAACGTCGATTAGCGGGTACTGGACAAAGCCGGCAACAGGCGGACGACCGGCGCCAATGAACACCGCTACGAACTTCTTGGCAGCCGTCGCCTCAGTTTCCAGCCATTGCCCGCGACTGATCGTGTAGCCGGTTGTGGTGACGTACGTGGTCAGCCAGTCGAGGAACCGTTCTGCTGGTGTGCTGCTCATAGGTGCATTCTCTTCTTCACTGCGCGGTCAATGTCGGCCTTTGCGTTTTCGGCGCCTTTGGTGAGGAATTGCGGCTCGGCGTTCGGGTCCCAATAGCTGCCGGTCCCAGTGCCGCCGCCAAACGATACGCCGGCAGCGGTTTTGCCGAAGTCTTCACGCGGCTTACCTTTGAGCTTGCCGGACATTGCATGAACAGCCGCCGCATACTCCGCCGTATAACCCATGCGGCCCTGTACGCCATTGGCCAGCTTCTTGACCTCGATAAATCTACTGTTAATCAAGTTCGACGTGTCGATAGGCGTCAACAGTGCAGCGTTACCGTCGATAATAATCAGCGACTCATAGACGGCCTTTTCTGACATGGTGCCGCCAATCTCGCCAATCAGCTTGGCCATGTTTTGGCGGACTTGCTTAATGCCTTTGACTGGCATTTACGCTGTCTCCAGATCGTACTCAGGATCATACCCAAGCGCCGACATTCCATGATAAGCCACCTTGCGAATCTCGACGGCTAGAGCGGCATCCCATGCTTGCGCGGTAGTGTCCCCTGGCGCAATACGGTCTAGGAACTTTGGCCGATTGTCGCCAGTGTAGTAAATGTCGCGAGTCACGAACTCGGCGCCGTCTTGGTCGCGGGATTGGCGCGATACACCTTCACGCCCGCACTTGATTGTGTATGGCGTGCCGTAAGTTACGCCGCCGTTCCAGTCGTCGGTTGCGCCGCGCGGGTAGATTGTGGCTAGCTGATCAAAATACCAGGCACTCATAAGTGACATATCAGCAGCAACCCCCAGTAGAAACCCACAACCCGGCAGCCGCACCAGGCTCAGCAGGTACTAGCGAATCAGTGCAGCCGGACGTATCCAGCGCCTGCAGTAGCGAGCGAGTCGAACGGTAGCGGTCAATCATGCTGTTGTAGCGGAAAGACTGACTGGCACCACTAGGCGCGCTCTGGCTGCTGATGTACTTATCGCCGTTACTGATCCCGTAAAGGCTCAGCAGATAGAGGTAAATCATCAACTGTGCGGAGTCGGAATAACCAGCGCCGTCTAGGCACGGTTGGATTGTTTCAACTGTGTCAAGCCATGCCTGCAACACAAAGTCAGGCGGAAGTGGTACGCCGATGCTGGTTAGGTACTGTTTAAGCTGGTCTAGAGTTGGCACGGTTATGCTCCAAGCGGCAAGTCTGGCTCACCTTCAAACCAAGTGGAAAAGCTGTACATAGACGCTGCTGCCGCTATACATGTACGGCGGAACAGGTAAGTGCTGTTTGCATCAAGTACATGCTCAAGCCCTTCTGTTGCAGCCCTTGAGCTTTGCGATGCGCCCTGTCCGATTACACCCAAAACCGCAAGCGTCGGGCATATCTTGGTTCCGACAGCCGTTACGGTTACCTTTGTAGCGTCGTTCGGCGTGTAGTTGCCAGTTGCTGCGTTAGTTGGAAGCAAGCCAATAAGCTGAACCGTTGACGGGAGTCGGGTGACATCTGACTGATTGAATACGCCCGCAGAAATATTAGTCCCGGCGCTGTAGGTTGGGTTTTTGTACCAGTCAATCAGGACGTCGCCACTATCCTTTAGCTCGATGTATTGGCCCTTAATGATTACCTTTTTTGCGCCGGTAATGACGATGATGTCGATAAATTCGCCAGCAGTAAGGCCGGTCAAGTACGTGGACGCGCTGAACTGTGCGCCGCTTTTTACGTTTGCCTCTGTGTAGCTCTGAGCAATTTGCGCCCGATAGCCCGAGTAAGTACCATCCGGAATCATCGGCAGCGGATCATCCGAGCGCCAGATAACGACCTGATAGGTGGCATAACCAGTCACGCCGGCAAGATCGACGCGCACACGACTGATAGGCCCATTGGCGCGCCACTCGCCATTTGCGAACGGCTGCACCTGCTGCCACTTGCTGCCACTGTCTTGCACGCTGCGATAGATCGACGGCATGCCGGTAACGTCTACAGGCTGCCCGGCGCCATTGAAGAACAGCACATAGATAGACGCGCCACCGAAGTCCCACGACATCGCAGGGCTGATCGTTTCGCCGTTGTTGATTAGGTAGCGCATGCTCATTGGTGGCGGGCCTGAAAATAAATGCTGTGAGGATATTGTATCAGGTGCGCGGGCGGGGTAGATTGGTGGCTCTATTAACTGGAGATTTACAATGAAAGACAAGATTCTTAGTTCGCTGATTTCAATCTCGCTTACCGCCTGTCTATTTTCTGGCCATGCGATTGTGCAGCAGTTTGCGTTCTATGCTGTGTTTGCAATGAACCTTATCGCATGGCTTGGCGTTTTCGTAATGAAAGGGCTTGGCGAAGAGGTTTGGCGCAAGGTTGTAAGCATGCCATTGCTTAGCTGGGCGCTTACTGTTGCGTCTATCGCGGCCTTGGTTTATTCGAATCATCCGGCGCTTGCGGCTTCATCGCTGATTTGCTCAGTAATGATCTATCAGGGCGCTCGTGGATATATCAAGAAGGCAAATGCTGGCGAGCTGTAACAAACAAAAACCCCGCCTAATCAGCGGGGTTTTCTTTTACTGCTTATCTTTCGGCGGCCGCCCGCGCTGCGGACTCGCCACTTCAAGCTGTCGCTCGCGCTGCACAACACGACACTTGCCAACCAGCCACAACGGGCACTCGTCAGCATCGACAATTGCACCGACTGCTAGGCCGTTCGCGCCTTTGTGTGTCACTTCAAACGATTGCATATACACCTCAAAAGATTAGGGGCCTTTCGGCCCCTTTTCTTAGGCTTTGGTCAGCTGGACGATGCCACATTGGCCAGAAAAATCCGCTTTCAGTTCTGGCGCTACAGCTGCCATCACGTTGAAAACGTAGTCATCTTCAGGGCGCAGACGCATGATCGGACGTACAGCCATTGGCATTTCTGTGAGGATTTGCACAACGTCCGAGCGCTTGCACACGCCGAGCACTTCGTTTACTGGAACCTTGCTGGCCGGAACGATTGCAGCAACGCCCGGAATCTCTTGCAGTCGAGCCAGAATGGTTTTCGGGTAGTTCGCAGCGTAGTCGGTGACGGACGCATAGAACCAGTCGGCGTAGTTGATGTAGAAGGTGACAGGGGTGTAGAAGTTGTCGGCCTGCTCCTTCTCAATGGCGTCCTTGAACACCTCAACCCACTGAGCGCCGGTCGCACCGTTCAGATCAAGCGCGGTGGTGCCAGTGTTGCGGGCTGGCAGGGTGCGCAGGCCGTAAATCTTAGCGCCGCCAACGTCAATCTTGCTGTCGCCGTTGATGATCAGGTCTTCCATCTTCTCAGCTACACGGCGCATGGCGTTGTTGCGAGCTGCCGGGTCAAGCGACTGACCTTCGGACTGCATGGCCGCCATTTGACGCCAGCCGAACGAGAATGTGCTATCGATGATCGGGATCGGGGTGCCGACGTAGTTAACCAGCGGCTGATCGGTTTTGGCTTTGCCGCGACCGTCCATGCTGATATTCACTTCGCTGGAATCAGAGATAGTCTGATAGAAGTGAACTTGCTTGCCGATAGGCAGCGAACGGCTCAGGCTGGACAGGTCGTTGAACACGGCCAGAACGTCGCGCTGAATCTCGATGCCTTCGCGATCCCATTCGCCCCACACGTCTTTTGGTACGGTGCTGGCGTTACCCATGAATACGCCTTTTGCGGCCAGCTCTTTGTGAGACTGGTCATAGGCGCGGCGCTCATTCAGAATCAGCGCTTCTTGCTCTTTCGAGAACTTAAGCATTAGTTACTCCTTATGCCTTAACGTAGGCGTTGGCGATCACAATGTCAGCAGGGCCAACGGCTGCGAGGGTTCGGTCGGCTTCATCGAAGAAGGCCAGAACGACGTTGGTAGTCGCGGCTGCAACCCACACGCCACCAGCGCCAATGGTCAGCTCTTGACCTTTGGTGTAAGCAGCAGCAGCCAGGCGAGCGGTGTATTCCTGCTCAGGCTCCATGCGGTAGACTTCGCCGGTTTCGCCAATCGAATAGGCGGTATTGATGTCTTGACCATACTGGCGACGATTGCCGAGCAACAGGTTACGACCAGTGCCGGCAGTAGCTGCGACATAGGTAGTGCCCGACTCTTTAACGGCAACACCTGGCACCAATGCGGCGGCCATGGTTTTGTCGTTCTTGGTTTCCGGCTCGCGCTCAGCGGGGCCGCGATAGATTACGTTAGCGACCATTACTTATCCTCCTGATTCAGAGAGTAGCCGGCCCACTGATCGTCAGCGGCGTTCAACTGTGGCAGACCACCAACCAGCGGCGCAGCAACAGAGCAGCGTGCAACGGCATCGTCCAAGCCTTCGCCCGACAGCTGGTTAGCGATAACTTCGCCCAGCCTTTCGGCGACGATAGCGCGTTTGCTGGCGAGTGCGGCTGACTCATTGACGGCCAACTTAGCGTTGACTGCATCGAGGTCGGTTTTGTGTTCAGCCTTGAGAGCTGCAAGCGCTTCGTTAAATGCGCCCTGCAACTTGTCGGCTTGCGCTTCGAGCGCAGCTTGCAGTTCTTCGTTAGTCATTTCTGACGGTTCCTCTGGTTTAATTACTTCGGGTGTTTGTTTCGAGTTCCATTGTACCAAACTTTGTAACCAGCCCTTTAAGCGGTTGGTTTTCATCTCGTACTCTGTCTTTTGCACGACATCGCCAACTTCTTCGCCGAGAATAGGGTTTCCATCCTCAAGCGAATAACGCACTTTAAATACGCGCTCGCCGGCACGAACAATTGCAGCCTCGCGGTCGAAGTCCATCACGAAGGCGTAAGTATCAGTCGTGGCGTAACGCTCTTTGACGGCAGCGTCTAGTAGCGACATTTGCTCGCCATAGCTGTCGTCCAGTGCGGATTCGTTGACGGCTGGGAGTTCGGAGTTAATGACCAGTTGCCGGTTTACCATCATGCCGACGCCTTGTTCTGGGGTTGCGGCGCCTACTTGGTTCAGGAGCACGCAATCGTGATCGAACGCAAGGTTCCGCGCAATCCACTGATAACCGTCAGCGTTCGGCGTCATCTCGCGATCAAGCAGCAGGCCGGTGCTAGTATGGATAGGTTCGCCCTTGTCGATGGCCTCCAATACCTTGCGCCCGTTTTCGCTGTTCTGCGCCACTTCCACGTCAATGAATTTCTCAACGTAGATGCGATTACCGACGCGCTTTACGTTGCGGTTAAAGGCGCCGAACCCGTGCGCATTCATTGCGTCTGGCCGTGATGCGCTAACGTACTCGCCTTCAACTTGCGGATGACCGAGTGGGGCCGGTGTCATCTCAAGCGACTTATAGCCGGCTTCGATTTCGTCATGCGGATACAGGCCGCCATTCATTACCACTTCGTCAGGCAACGTATAAGACGGCACAACGATATGTTCGCGCCCGTTGTACTGTTCGCGCCGGATCGCCTTAGCGTTGACGGCGGTGCGGATGTTTACGCGGATTTGGGTCATCGTGACGGCCTCGGTATAGATGAGGCAAGTATATCAGACACAAAAAAGCCGCTCGAAAGCGGCCTTTGTGTTGGGTGGTGGTTAGGATGATGGGCGGGAGTGCCACTTGAAGTTTTCAGTGATTATGCCGGCGCCAAACCACATATGGCCACCTTCGTCAGTATCATCTTGAAGCCAAATGGCGCTATCGGATGTTCGCTCAACAGCATAATGCCCGCCGATTGAGTAATATTTTGAATCGTCGCCAATACGTTCGACCAAATCTCCAGTCTTCCAATTCCGCCAGTCGCTCATACCATCAACTGGATCGACAGGCTCAACCGCCAGCCCAATCAACGCAAACCCCTCGCTAGCCAGTTTCTGCACGAGGTCTGCGCGCTCTACGGTTCGCGCCTGCACCTCGACGTCGATTTCGGTGATGCGGTCGCGCCATTCACACGGACCAGCCCAGCCCTGGTCTAGTGCCG